GGGCAATCTCTCCCCCGATGCCAAGAAGAAGGCAGAGGCTCTAGCCCGCCAGATCAAGCCCCGCGACCGCTTCTATATGAATGTCGTAGACCGCGAGTCTGGTGATGTTAAGATCCTCTCCATCGGCATCATCCTTTTCAAGAAGATCGTGTCCATGATGGTGGATCCCGACTACGGCGATATCACCGATCTCAAGACTGGTCACGACTTCAAGATCGTGAAGGAGATGGATGGTCAGTGGCCCAAGTACGATCAGTCCGCTGCTCGTCCTAAGTCCACCGAAGCAGGTAGCGGCTCTGAGGTCGCCTCTTGGATGGAGAGCCTCCACGACATTCACGCGCTCGTCAAGCTCGAAGAGTTTGATGATGTAAAGGCGGCTGCTGAGGAACTTCTACCCAGCACCACTACTGAATCATCTCTACGCCAACCCAAATCAGAAGATGTAGACGATGATGATTATCTTGCAAAGATGAGGCTTGATTCATGAACCGACTGATTATTGCACTACTTGTTATTGTTCCTCTTAGCTTCCTTGGCTCTTGTGCCATGCTAGAGGAGTTCCTAGGCGAAGGTACTGTGTTTACCACCGCTGACCAACTACAGGAAGGCCAACAGGGTGCCGTGATTCCGTGGGACCAACTTCCCGACGAGATCAAGGCTAAGATCCCAGAAGGCACCACCGTAGTCATGGCTGATAAGGAGCAACTTAAGACTGATGCTGCTTACATCCCTGCTACTCCCGGTGCTGAGGATGTTGGCGCTATCATTGACGCTGGCTTTGGTATCGCAAGCACCTTCCTTCCCGGTCTTGCTGCGTGGGAGGGTATTGTAACTCTCTTCTCTCAGCGTAAGCGTAAGCACTATGTCAAAGCTGTCAAGGCTCTTGTGCCTCACAAAGGCGATGCGACTGTCGATGTCGCTGGCACAGTAAAGGCCATTGGCTCCGCTCTTGGAATGTCTCACTCTTCTGACGCATCCAAGGCTGCTGCTGACGATGATTACGAGTACGAGTACGAAGAAGTAGTTGAAGAAACTGTCTGATAACGACAACTAGGCAACTATAATATGGGGAGCAGGATAATACCTGCTCCCCTTTTTTCATGGATAAACTAAAGATACTAGCCGCACCAGCAAACGAGGGTGGATGCGCTTACTACAGAGTGATAGGGCCAGCCAAGAAGCTCCAAGAGCTTTATGGAGACAAGGTAGAGATACGATTCAACCTAAACCCTCTAGGCATTGTTGAGTCTGGAGAGAAAGCAGGACAGTGGCAAGAGGATTGGGATTTCGAGGACCTTAAGTGGTGCGATATAGTATGGACCAATAACATCTCCAACTTCGGAGGACCTTATACTCTCAGACTTATAGGTAAGGCGAAGGAGTTCGGTAAGTTTGTTCATTACGATACCGACGATCTTTTAACTGACCTTTATCCTACACACCACCTATATGATGTGTATAAGGATAAAGGTCTTACCGAAATTACTCAAGCATGTTATGCTAACGCTGACCTTACAACTGTGACTCAAAGAAAGTTCGCAGAAAGGATCAAGCATATGTGTGGAGGAGTGCTGGCAGTAGTTAAGAATGCGATTGATTACCAGCTACCCTGCTGGAACGCCCCCAAAGCTCCTGTAGCACCCTTCCTTCGCGTAGGCTGGGCAGGAGGCATCCACCACCGTCCTGATGTTAGACGAATCGCAGGTGTCCCCGGATTCGTCAATCAGCGCGTGGGCGCTCGTAAGGTCCACTGGGGCTTCTACGGAGCACCACCGCCGCCAAAGGAAGGAGAACAGGAGGGCTGGCAGCATAAGGTCTGGCATGAATATAGAAATGTTCTTACAGCAGGTATGAGAGATCGTAACTGGAACATTTATACAGCGTTCGCACCAGACAATTATGGTGGCATCTTCGCACAGATGGATCTAGCGATAGCTCCTCTAGAGATGAACAACTTTAACGATTCAAAGTCTGACATCAAGGTAGCGGAGTGTGGGCGATACAAAGTTCCTCTTGTGGCTGCTGATGTTGGGTGCTATGATGAAACAATCGAGAACGGTAAGACTGGTTATCTAATCCCACACGATGCTCCTCGAAGTGAGTGGACTAAGATTCTATCTAAGTTAGTAAATAATCCAAAGCATGTGCGTGAGATGGGAGAGAACCTTCACGCAGTTACAGAGGAGTATTTTGATCTAAACAAGACAGGGCACCTCAGACTAGATCTGTATCAACAGGCAATAGGGTTTGCAGCAGCTAAACGCAAAGACGATCTAAAGATAAACAAGGAGTGGGAATATGCCTGAGACTACAGTAGTTATTAAAACAATAGGAAGACCTACACTAGCTAATGCAGTAAGATCTGCAAAACGAGAAGGCTTTAAACCTATTATCGTCTCTGATGGGGCACCATTGACAAAGAAAATGACGCTAGGTTGTCGGCACATTGTATTAGGAAAACAATGGGGATATTATGGAGGCATGGTTACTAATGTAGGAGCAGCGATGTGTTCAACAGAGTACATGACACTCCTTGACGACGATGATGAGTTCACACTCGGTGCTGGTGATATCATAAGGTCTAAGCTAAAAGAGAACCCAGAGGTTGATGTATGGATAGGTGGGGTGCAATTTAAAACTCCTATAGCGGTGCTTAAGCAAGGAAAAGTAGTTAACGAATCTTCGATTTTAGCAATTAATCCAGAGCTAGGAGTCAGTGTAGGAAATGTAGCTATGCCTACTTATAGAATCTCCATATTTGAGCAAATACCCTTCGTCAATATCTTACCAGATGGTCGCGCCAATTTGTCAGACTACTTTCATATAAAAAAATGTGAGAATGCAGGATATAAGATTGATTGGTTTGGTCAAGCGATCTACGATGTTAGACCTACCAAAAGTGAGTTCGATACAAACGGAGGAGGAAAATGACAAAATACTCAATCATAATTCCTACAATGTGGAGGCCAGACAACTTCAAGTTAAATTTAGAAAAACTGTATAATCTTGATTTTATAGATGAAATTATTATCATATCAAATGATGCACCTACCTTTACTGATTTTGGAAGCAAGGTTCGTGTGCTTCAACAGGAAAGCAATATAGGGGTGAATCCTGCATGGAACTTGGGGGTCCGCGAGGCTAAAAACGAAGACATTGTTTTACTAAATGATGATTTTGATTTTGATAGGCAAAAGTTCTTTAAAGGTATTAAAAAATATAAGAACGATTACGCAATCATAGGAATATTTCAACATGATGGGTTCATAGCAGACGAGATATACAATCTTTCAGGACGAACTCATGCCTTTGGTTGCTGCATGTACATCAACAAGAATGATTATATCCCTATCCCAGAACAGTTAAAAATTTACTTTGGTGATGATTGGTTGATTACTACAAATATCTTGAGAGGTAAAAAAATTGGAGGGCTGACTAACATCATGACGAATGATATTCTATCTATAACCTCTACGAATTTTTATCCTCACATTATGTACGAGTTTCATGATTATAAGAAATTAATAACTGAGCAGTATAACCATAAGTATAGATATTCAATCGTCATTCCTTTCAGTAATTCTTCGACAGATCCAAGAACTATAAATAATTTATTAGATTCGTTTGAGCAGCAAACATTCAAAGATTTTGAGGTGGTACTCATCCATAATGGTCCTAATTCAGAAAACAGTGCGTTACAGCTAGAACGGCCCTTCGCAATAAGGTATGTAGAAACTCAAAAAATAGACGAGCATTGGGAGCATAGTTTAAGAAAGTTAGCAATTTTAGATATATCCTCCGGTGAATATATTGTAACTCTTAACTGCACCGATACTCTTTATAACAATGCTTTGGAGAAAGTAGAAAGTTTTGCAAAAGATGGTCCACCGATTGATAGGTATAAAGATCATCCCGGAGGAGGTGTGTTTCGTTGGGATAGTAGGGATATTATTATATTCCCTATATGGTTAATGAATAAAACTCCAACAGGCATTCAAGACAAAGACAAAAATATTGAAGTATGGACGACATCAAATGGAGTTACCAAAATGATTTCAACAGGAAGTCCTCCTGTGATTAATAATATCAACTGTATGCAGTTCGTCATGTCAAGATGTAGTTGGGTACAGTACGGAGGTTGGTACAGTACGAGTAATTATGCTGAGTCTGAAATGTTTCCAAGGTTTGTTTCAGAAAACATGGGAGCAATCTATGTTGATGAGATCTTAGGAGAGCACCTATAATAACTCTATGAAAACATCATTAGAACAAGTAACAGAATTTCATACAGCCTATGGTCTACCTGTAGGAACAGTTAATATTAACAATGATTTTGATAAGATCACAAAGGAAGACGCAGAAAGGATAGCACTGAGATCTAATCTAGTTGCAGAGGAGTTTAAGGAGTTAATTAATGCTGAGTCCTGCGAAGAGATTATGAAGGAGGCTTGTGACCTCGTTTATGTTATATTAGGCACATTCGTTGAATTTGGTTGGGACTTTGATGAAGCCTTCAGTAGAGTCCATGAGAGCAACATGAGTAAGCTTGGCGAGGATGGGAAGCCTATGTATCGAGAAGATGGAAAGGTTTTAAAAGGCCCTAACTACAAGACACCTTACTTAGGAGATTTAATATGAAAAAATATACACAAGATTGGTTTAGTTCAAACATTGGCTCTTTTCAATTTTTTAAATCATATGATGGGCCTAATAAAAAATACCTAGAAGTAGGTTCTTTTGAAGGCATGTCTATGTGTTGGATGATGGACAATATCCTCAAGGGAGATAATGATCTAGGTTATGCTGTAGATACTTTTGAAGGAGGTCGAGAGCACGGTGGCCTTAATATGTCGGAGGTTGAGTCTAATTTCTTACACAACACAGAAGATTACAGAAATAAGGTGATCATCTGTAAGGGCAGGAGTGATGAGCAATTAATTAAGCTGTACGAAGATCATAAAGAATCATTCGACTTTGCCTACATAGATGGGTCCCACGACGCTTGGGATGTTTTGTCTGACGCTGTACTTGTATTTAAGTTGGTGAAGAAAGGCGGCATCATCGGTTTTGATGATTACGGAGGAGGACATGCGCTTCATTCTCCAAAACCAGCGATTGATGCGTTCTTACATACTCATCAAAATTTTATTAAAATACTACACTCAGGATATCAGGTTTGGATAGAAAAACTATAAGGTCAGTTTATCTGATTTAATCTACTGCAAAAAAGTCAAACCTTCTATAATAAGCTATGCTAGAAGATGTGCTTAAAAAGCTACAGACTGTAGGTATGTTGTCGGACCACGAAACCGACTTGGGCTATGTACCTACTGGATCCTACGCCCTC